TCACTCGCTGGTTCCTTTACGAAGACAATGTTGCTGAAAGCGGCTCAAACGCGGGATCAAATCTTCGGCTGGCGAGCTACACAGACGGTGGTGGATACCTGTCGCAGATTTTTGAAATCACTCGTTCGACGGGCTTAACTACCTTTAACGGTCAAGTTGCGCTTACGACCTCAACTCCTGCATCTGCTTCGGCTACGGGAGTTGCTGGCACGATCACTTGGGACTCGTCCTACATCTACGTCTGCACCGCTACAAACACTTGGAAGCGCGTAGCAATCGCCACTTGGTAATAACTTACTAACCATGCAAACCAACATCGTCCCCGTGGCCGTCTATCCCTCGACGGCCAACGTCCTTCTGATCCGTTCGATCACGCTCGGGCCTCCGCCGTCCTACTACTACGAGCTTCAGAACGTCGTGGTGGTGCCTCCCGTCTCCGAGCAGCTCGACCCGACCACCGGCGCCGTGCTGATCGCGGCTGCTCCCGAGCAGACCATTGTCACGGTGCTAAAGAACGGCAACGTGAACATGACCGAGGAGCAATGGGACAACTGGGCGGCTGGCCCGATCACCGAGGACGAGCCGTACCAGCTCGACTGCATCGCCACCAACCTCGGCCTGACCCGTGCGTGATTTGCTGAAATCGGCCTTCACTAGCTGGCCGCATTGCCTAGCCACCTACGTCTGCCTGATTGGGGCGGCGTGGCTGCTTGCGTTCGGCTGGAAGCCGGTGCGGGTCGACTTCCCTGTTGAGGTCGCGGCGATGCCCGCAAATGCCGCTCAGAGCAAAGCAGACGAGCTTAGCGGCAAGGTCTGGCAGGTTGGATTCACCGGCAGCATGAAGCCGCTATTGCAGGGCGGGGAGTACGTTGTGACCGTTTACCGGTACGATGCGATCCGCACCGGCGAGGTGCTGGTCTACACCGCAACCTACCACGACAAGCCGATCATTCACCGTGCCGTGGAGAAGGACGCCTATGGCTGGCTTATGTCCGGCGACTCCTCTCCGCGTTCTGAAAGTTGGGCGCGGGTAACTAAGGACAATTACCTCGGCACCGCGGTTGCAGCTTACCGCAAGATTTGACGACTAGAGGTGACTCATGGACCAACAACTGACTCCGAAACAAGCACTCGAAATCCTCGCGCAAGCCGCGGCGCAATTCCGCGGAACGCGGCAAGAACATGAACTCATCGAACGAGCCTTCCGAACTCTCTCGCCGCTGGTCGAATCTCCGCAGCCGAGTGCTGGCGGCTGATCGTGACCTGCTGAAAAAGGCCGCGCTCGTGCTATTCGTCACGGGCGCGGTGATGATCGCCGTGGCGATCTGCGCCTGATGCCATGCTTCCGCTCGGCGACATCCTGAATATCGGGTCAAAGATTCTCGACAGGGTCTTGCCCGACCCTGACAAGAAGGAGGCGGCGAAGCTGGAGCTTGCGAAGCTCGCGATGTCGGGCGACGTGGCGAAGCTTCAAGCAGAGATCGAGGCTTACAAAGCCGAGCAGGAAGCGGTGTCGGCTCGCTGGACGGCTGACATGAATAGCGACTCGTGGTTGTCGAAGAACATTCGACCGCTCACGATGATCTTCATTTTGTCGGCGTATCTGCTTCTGGCAATTGGAGACGGCGCAGAGTGGTTCGATGTCGCGGACAACTTCGTCGAGTTACTCGGGCAATGGGGAATGCTAGTGATGTCCGCATATTTTGGAGGCCGGACGCTCGAAAAAATCATCGACATGAAATCGAAAGGCGGTGCTGCGGATAAAAAATGAGCCTGCAACCTCCATCCGAAACAGCAAAGGAAGTCGCCGGAAAAAGCATCGGTCGCTTCGGCCTCGCTTACATTACCGCGATTGTCCTTATCGGCGTCGGAGCTTCCGCGTTCTTGCCCGAAGCGGCGATCACGGCGGTCATGACCATGATCGGTGGCGCGCTCGTGGCGCTCATCAACATGATGCAGGTGATTACCGGCGCAAAGGACAAGGAGGAGAAGCCTGAATTCCAGATCATCGGCGAACTGATCCAGCGCCTTGAGGCGTCGAACGAGCCGATGAGCGTCACCGTGGATGGCAACAAGGTCATTGTGGAAAAGGGCAAATCGACTTTCACCTCCCACAAATGACACCGGAGAACTTCGACAAACTAACCGACTCGGTTGAACGCATTGAGCGGGCTATTGTCGGCGATAAATCAATGGGCCATCGCGGACTCGCGGATCGCGTCGAATGGATCGAACGCAAGCTGGCGAGCCATGAAAAGCAGATTTGGAAGTGGCTCGGTGCGCTAGGCGTAATCGGAATCTTGCTTCCGATTATTACAAAAGTGCTTATTAAATGATGAAGCCAACCATCACATTCGCTGCCTCTGCTGGGAAAATTGACGAGCAGTCGGGCATTATCCGTGGCGTTTCACTCATCACCGAGGGACCGGCGCTAGGCCACGGCGTGATGGTTGATGCCAAGACGCTTCAGCAGGTTAAAACCGCTGCCGAGGCTTACGACGGAGGGCTCAAGGTGAAGCTCGACCACAATTCTGGCGCTGGCGACATCGTGGGATTCATCGACAACCTTCGCATCGACGGACCGAAACTATTGGGCGATTTACACCTGCTGGAGAACTCGCCGCATCGTGCCTACATCTTGGAGATTGCGTCGAAGATTCCCGACACCTTTGGGCTTTCAATCGCCTTCTCTGGTCCGTCTGAAATCGGCGCGGACAAGAAAACCATTTTGCAGCGGTGCTCCGAAATCTACTCCGTGGATATCGTGAGCGAACCCGCTGCGAATCCCACCGGCTTTTTCTCTCGGAAGCTGAAACAACTTCAAGCTGTCGAGGGCGAGACCGAAACCGAAGAACCCGAAATCGAAATCACCATTCCTATGAATGAAGAGACCAAGAAAGCCATCGCTGGCATGATTGAGTCCGCGATGATGGGCCTTTCGGAGCGCCTTTCCAAGCTGGAGAGTGCGATGCCGAAGCCCGAAGAGAAACCTGCCGCGATGAGCGCGCAGAATGACGTGGTGCAGCTTGCAGCCAACAAGGCTGCGGAGGCTGCGCTTAAGGAATTCGCCAAGACTATCGGTGCGCCTGCCGCTCCGGTTGTTTCGGCTGAAGCTCCTGCCGCCAAGAGAGAGGAGTCGAAGAAATTCGAAGACTTGTTCAAGGCGAAGCGCGATGAGCTGAAGGGCGACTTTGCCGCCGCGATGCTCTTCTGCACCAAGAACCACTCTACCGAATACGTCGCTTACCGCCAGCGCGTCGCGCAGGGCGAAGTGATCAAACTCTAAACTTTACCCGTCATGGCTACTAATTACATCGGCGCGGGAACCTTCCTCGCCAACACCGTTATCACGAACGCCCTCGGCGTTGTGATTTCCTCCAATCGCGGAGTTGGTCTTTCGACCTCCACCGCTTGCGATGGTTTCGCGATCATCGACGCCGCCTCTGGCGATTACGTCTCCGTCGCGTTCCTCACTAACAATGGCACCCTCAAGGGTACGATGGCTGCGGTTCCCGTAACCGTTGGCGACACGTTGTACCTCGGTTCCTCTGGTCAGATTTCGACCACTGGCACCGTCACCATCGGCAAGTCTCTGACGACCACCTCGACCACGGGTGCCGTCGTGGAGTTCATTCCGAAGAACGTCTAACTAGAAAGGAACACTTACCATGTATTCAAATACCGCTGCCGTTTTCCGTGGCGACATCGCGGGTCTTCTGGAGCAGGCGAAAGACTGGGAGACGACGCTCGTCGGCACCCGCGTTTTGCCGATCCTCAACGTACCCGTTCGCGCCGGTCAGTATCCGTCCTTCAAATTGAAGGAGGGTCAGCTGCTCAAGAACGACGTGAAGAACCGCGCTCCTTACAGCGCCTTCGCTCGTGGCACCCGCGCTTACAACTACGAGAGCTTCACCGCTCTTGAGTATGGCTACGAAGAGGCTGTTGACGATACGGTGACCGCTGACATCTCGCGTTTCTTCGACGCCGAGGTGATCGCCGCCAAGCTGGCTCGTCGCAAGCTGCTGCTCGCTCACGAAATTCGCGTTGCGGCAAAGGTCTTCGACACCAGCACCTTCACCACGACCAACTCCGGCACCGCCTACACGACCGCCAATCTGGCGACGTTCGACGTGGGCCTCGATGTGCAGGACGCGCTCGACCGTATGCTCGCCAATGGCGAGTCCACGGCTAACGCTCGCGTCGTCATGTCGGCTCCGGTCTGGACCCGCATCCGCGCCAGCACGAAGTTCCAGAACCGTTTGCGCGGTATGGGCATTTCGAGCGACACGATCCTCAACGCCAGCACGACCGCTGCCGCCGAGGTCTTCGGAGTTGCCGAGGTGCTGATCGGTCGCTCGTCCTACGACAGCGCGCCCGAGGGCATCGCCTACTCGTCCTCGAACGTCTGGTCGAACAGCTACATCTGGGTCGGTAATGTTACCGAGTCTGGTGCTGGCTACTTCGGCGGCGGCGCGGGCTTCACGCTCAACTGGAGCGAGTACGGTCCCGCCGTCGGCGTGTTCACCTATCGCGACGAGACGATCAAGAGCAACATCGTGCGCGCCGCGCATTACGTTGCCGAGAAGGTCGTCAACTCGAACGCCGGTCAGCTGATCGCCACGCAGTACTCCTGATAGGTTTTCGGGATAGAATCCCAAAGCCTGACCCGCAGTCCTTAACTGGGCTGCGGGTTTCTTTTTTACGCCTCACGCAGCACCATGCGCGTTTCCCTTTGCGTTATCTGCGGCAACGAGACCCAGCACATCGTCACGATGCTGAATTCGTTTGCCGGTGTCTTCGATGAGTTGTCCTTGGTTCGCGCCGTGGGCGCATCCAAGCCCGATGACACCTGCGACCTAGCGCAGCGTTGGTGCCTTCAAAACGGCAAGGATTACGTCTTTGCCGAGCACCTAAATGGACTAAGCTGCGAACGCTGGGAGCACATCGACGACTTCGCAGCTGCCCGCAACGAGGCGTTTCAAGGTGGGACGGGCGATTGGCTGATCTGGGCCGACTGCGACGACGTGTTTCATGGCGACGCCGAGGTTTTCCGGCATAAACTCGAAACGGCTCCAGCTGATCTTTCGATGGTCCGCTGCTACTACGATGTGCGCGGCAGCGGAAAAAAGCTATTCCGCGAGCGAGCAATTCGCAGAGACCTTTTCCGCTCTAACCGCAAATGGCACCACTCCGTCCATGAAAACTTGCTTCTGCTTACTGGCGACCGTCACGAAGACTGGGACGCGCCCATCTGGGTTCACGCGCCGGTTGAGGTTAAAAAGGAGAATCGTCGCCGCAATCTTCGCATCCTTGCGAACTCGGTGCGCGAATCGGCGACGCAGTATTTCTACATCCATCAGGAACACTTTTGCTCGCAGAACCGCGAAGCTGCGCTCGACTTTGGCAAACTGGCGCTGGCGTTTCCGAATCTCCAGCCAGCTTTCCGCTATGAGACGTTACTCAACGTGGCGCGCCTCACGCAGTCTCGCCGCGATGCGAACCTCTATCTGCTGGAAGCGCACGGTATTTATCCGTGGTGCCGCGAAGCCCTTGCCGCGCTGACGCTGCTCAACTTTGAGCTTAAGGACTACGCCAAGGCGCAAGTCTGGGCCGCAAAGATGCTGGAACTGCGCGAGCCTCTAGCGGATCAGCGCCCGTGGACGCATGAGGTTCGCTGGTACGGCTGGGCGGGTTACGACATCGGTGCGCGAGCGTATCGTGCCAACGGAAACAAGGCGATGGCCGAAGTGCTTCAATGGCAGTTCCACGCGGGCGCGAAGCCGGTAATAAGCCTGCTGCACGCAACCCGAGGTAGAACATCCAAGGCAGTTGCCGCACGCGAGGCATGGCTTTCCACGGCTTCGGATCAGTCGCGCATTGAGCATATCTTTGCGGTCGATTCCGACGACGCGGCATCCTGCGAAATGGCAAAGCAGTTTGTGAGCGCAACAAGTCCGAAGCAAAGTTGCGTTTCGGCTTGGAACGCAGCGGCGCGTATTTCCCGAGGCGACCTGCTGGTTCAGTTATCAGATGATTGGCAACCCTGCCAAGGCTGGGATACGAAGCTGCTTGAAGCCTGCGGCAATGCTGACCTGCAGAAACAGCCTCTAGTGATCGCGGTCGATGACGGCACGCGCAAGGATCAACTCCTTTGCATGGCTATCCTTTCTCGCGCCCGCTACGAGCAGCAGGGCAACGAGCTATTCCACGAAGGCTACGAATCGGTTTTTTCCGACAATGAGTTTTCGTATCGCACTTATCGGGATCGGGTAGTCATCGACGCCCGCGACAAGTTGCGTTTTGAGCACGTGCATCCGTGTTTTGGCAAAGCTCCGATGGACGCGACGTATCAGCACAACAATCAGAAATCGCGCTACGATGCCGGTCTTGCGCTTTTCACTCAAAGAAACCCAGAAGCACCAGCATGGATGCGCCAGCCCTCTCAATCCTGATACCGGCAACGCCGAAACGGATTATCAGCCATCTCCAGCCGCTCGTTGCAAAGCTGGAAAGGCAGATTGCCGAAACTGAGCGTCCGCAGGATTTCGAGGTGCTGACGTTTCTAGACAACCGCCGCCGCAGCATAGGCGAAAAGCGCGACGCCTTGGTGCAGATGTCACGCGGGCGCTTTGTAGCCTTTTGCGATGACGACGATGATGTTTCCTTCGACTACGTGAAACGACTTGGAGAAGTTATCGCTCACGCTACCGATCAAACGTCCGTCATCACCTTTGATCAGATGGCGGTGATCAACGGCGTCGAGTCCGTATGCTCCTTCTCTTTGCGTCACCCGAACGAGCCATTCAAGCAGCCTAGGTTCCGGCGCAATGCTTGGCACGTTTGCGCGTGGCGCGGAGAAATGGCTCGCAGGGTTCGCTTTCCATCCAGCAATTACGGCGAGGATTGGGCGTGGGCAAAGCATCTGGTGATGGATGCGACCGGCGAGATTCACATCGACGCCATCCTGCACGTTTACCGTTACGACGAGCGCATCTCAGAGGCACCGCCGCCGTCTTAAATCTTACATTTTGCCCTCTCGTATGGCAGTCCGCGATTTTGACCCGACGCAACTTGCGACCGATTTCACCGGCATCTTGGATCAGGCCGGAATCACGTTCGCGATGGGAGGCTCGACGATCACCGGAGTCTGGGCGATTTCACGGAATATGTTCGACGCCTTTGAGGATCAGCGGCGCGAGGACTCGAAATACACCGTGTTCCTGTTGACTTCGCAGCTGGCTTCCGTGCCTACCCTAACGCAGACGCTGGTGCGATCCGGCGTGACCTACTTTGTCGAGCAACTGCGATTCGACGCCGAGGGAACGGGTTGCGAAATGGATGTCTGTAAAGTCATATGAGCAGGGCGAGTGGCAACGGCATTACGATAGATGCCAATTTTGATAAACTCAACGTGCGGCTTTTTGAGTTATCGAAACGGGTAGGTCTGGAACTTGGACCGATTATCAAGGAGGAAGCAAAGTATTTGATGCAAAGTGCGGTAAAAGTTACTCCTCCTCCAAGTCGTCAGTCCGGTGTCAGCACAATTCGTAATGATCTTAAAAAAGTTGCCGTTGCACTCGATTATCAAGGTTACGAAGCCCGAGCAACGAAGGGCGGTTTTTATGGCTCACTTGCAAAATACATTCGCCGTCGTGATGCGGGAAAACTTAGGGCGTTGATTCAAAATCCAAATTTTAAATTATTCCAAGGATTCACGGTACTTGGAACGCCAGAAGAAATTAGAGCTGCTCACCAATCCAGACGAGTGGCTGGTCGAGTAAAGGGTGAGCCGAAATCGGTAGCATTTGGATCACAAATGCGTCGTTACTCAAAAACCGTTACAGATCGCGTCGGATTCATGTTAAGCGGCTGGAACAAAGGCGCGGCAGCGGTTGATGTGAAAATTAAAAAGTTTGCCCAAAGAAGTTATGCAGGATCGAACGCTGGCGCAGAATTCAGTTTCAGTCGTAACCCTTACTTCATTGCGCGGAATGGCAACATGAGGAACGCAATGGTGATTAAAACGATCAACACGGCGGTTAAATTCCGCATCCGAGTTACCGAAAAGAAAATTGACAGAGCAATGAACAAGCTCGCGCTTAATCTTGGCTTCACGAAACTTGCCAAGGGCAGTTATTGAGATGAGCACCCGCACCGACATCCGTAACGCCATCGGCAACGCAATCACTGGAGCCTCCGTTGTTCCGACCGCTAACTTGCTGCGCGGGCGCGACCGCACGCTTCAGTCGGTTAGCTTTCCAGCCTGCGCGGTCTATGCCGTTACCGAGGACATTGAGGTGCGTTCTCTTGCTCCGAACAATCGCGTTCAATACCGCACACTAGAGGTCTCGGTTGATTACTTTACGGCGGTCACCGCAAGCACGATTCTAGACGACCTGCTCGACACCGGAAGTGCAGCGGTCGAGGCGGCGGTTTTGGCAGATGTCACCCTTGGCGGCGTTTGCCGCGATACCCATTTGACGAAGGTCAATTATGTGATTGAACCCGACGAGGAACGCCAATGGGGCGTGGCTCGCCACACGTTTCAAGCGATCTATCTAACCACTGATTAAAATGGCTACTCATCTAGGCCGCGAGGGCACTATCAAGCTCTCCAGCACCACCATCGGCGAGCTTCGCAATTACGCGCTCGCTCAATCATCCGACACCGTGGAGGACACCGTCATTGGTGATACCTTCCGCACGCGCAAGGCGACGCTCAAGACTTGGAGCGTAAATGGCGATCTCTACTGGGACTTGGAGGACGCCGGTCAAATTGCGCTGACCGTTGGCTCAAGCGTAACCGTGAACCTCTATCCCGAGGGCACCACGACCGTTGCTACCTACTACACGGGCGGCGGCATCGTCACCAAGTTCGACGTGAGCGCGGCTTTCGACGGAATGGTTGAAGGCAGCATCACCATCGAAGGCAACGGCACGCTAACCGTCGCAACCGTTTGAGGTGACACGTGGAAGCCATTGACCTCGTAAGAGACCATTTCAGCAGCCTCGGCACGAAGGCGATTGAAGTTCCCGAGTGGAAACTAACGATCCACTCGACGCCCGTAACGCTCGCGGAAAAGAACAAGCTCTACAAAAAGAGCCGCGAGAGCGACATGGAACTCCTCGTCGATGTTCTGATCATGAAGGCAACCGATGAGAAAGGCGAAAAGCTATTCAACATCGACCATCGCCTGACGCTGCTGAACAAAGCGGATTCCAATGTGATCGCCCGCGTCGCCAACGCGATCCTCTCGGATGACGCGCCGAAGGCAGATCAGATAAAAAACTGATCCACGGCGGGGAAGCTGCCGACTTCCTCGCCGTGTACGCCATCGCGGAGCTACTCGGCAAATTTGCCAGCGAGGTCTTGCAGATGCCGAAATCCGAACTCGACGGTTGGCTCGCGTATCTAGCCCACAAAAACTCAATCAAGCGATCTCATGGCTGAAGCCGTCATTGCAATCAGGGCGTTAGACTTAACGCGCCAAGCGTTTCTTTCGGTTCAGCAGTCGCTTGCAAAAATGCAGGCCGCAATCGGGAAAGCCGGTGTCGCTATTGGCGGTTTTTTGAGCCTTCAGTTGGCAAAGCGCGCTTTGATGGGATTCAATAAAGCGCTGCGTGACGTTGAACAGGATGCGGAAAAATTTGGAGCCACGCAGGAAGAATTGGATAAAGTAACGCGAGCAACCGGAGCAATCGACTCCGCAATGCAATCGCTCAAGATGGGCGTCGTCAATACGGTCAACGCCGTGCTGGATTTCAAGGACAGTTTGATGGGCGTCGAGAAAGTAGATTCTAAGGGAATAGCAGATAAAATTCGCGCTGATCGAGATGCTCCAAAAATCAAGGAATTGACCAAGGACATCGAAGAACTTCGCGCCGAACTCAACGCTGTCGGTGAATCATCGGCGCAACATTTTGCGCGACTTGGAGCAGAAATCGTCAAGGTCAACAAAGCGGCAAACGATCCGAATTTGTCCGATCGACTCAACAAACTGGAAAAAGAAAAAGAAAGCATTCGGATCGCAACGGAGCAGCGAAAAATCGCCGTAAAGGTCAATGAGGACTACACGAAAGCGGTAAAAAACTCACTCGAAGCGGCGCAGGAATTTTCAGATAAGCAGCTTACTGCAGAAGAGCAGCAGATCAATGTTGCGAGCGCAATCCAGAGAACAATCAACGAGATTGACGCGCTGCAAGCAACACTGCCAAAGGTATTTTTCCCAGAGATCGCAACACCGGAGCAGATTGCG